GACCTTGGTATTGCTCGCTGCCAGCAATTCGTTCTTTGCCACCTGTGCCAGCGTCGTAGTGCCAAGCTCAATCAAGCCGTCTGTGGTTTTCCAAATCACATCCGTCAGACCTTTGAAGAATCGAACGCCATCTTGAATTATCAGGAACTTGCGAGCAAATTTTTCGGAGTTGTCTTCTGAAACGAGGCCCATTTTTGCCGCGGCTTCAGTCATATCGGCGAGAACCTGAATTGCCACAACCGCCGACTCATTCGCTTTCTGTTGCGATGCGACTCGACTTTCTTCAGCTTTTTTCAATTTATCATTGTGCTCTTTAAGTGCTTTCTCCTTTTCTTCCAGGTCTTTCAATTCGTTTTTCAGTTGAGTCTGGTCAAGTTTTTTCTGCCGTTGATCTTCTGTTTTTTTCGCTTCGGTACGTTTTTCTTCCAAGGCGACAAGCCGTGCAAGTAGCTCCTGTGATGCGTCAATCCGCTTACTGTTCTCCTGTATGTCCAGATCGACCCGTATTCCGGCCTGAACCGATTGAACTTCCGTGATCGCTGCCATCGTCTTTTCGGCATAGGCATTCATCTTCGCATAAGACTCCATACCTGCTGTCGTTACGGAATCGGCTAGACTTGCCACTGCTTCTGCGGTAGCTTTGCTCTTAGGATCAGCCGCTAGTTTCAACGAAATTACGACTGTCCGTTCAACAGTGTCAGACATTATTCAGCTCCGGGGAATTATCATGAAAGAATTGCTTGCGTTCACCGTCTCAGTTTCTGTTGTTGGATTGATGCTATACCTCGCCTTCAAGCTGGGTATTGTTGAGTCGCCAAAGAAAACACGTGACCGGAAAAACCTTAAGCACGCACAGGAGGCTGAAGAGTTTGCAAACATGACTCCGGAAGTGCAGCAGCTCCATATTAGCGCGCAGAACAAAATAGCGATCGCTAAGCAGTCGTTCATCATGTTGGTGATTAATACCATCTTTTCCATCATCCTTTTGTACTGGATCCTTTAATGATCCAGGCAATTGCCCGCACGCATCGTGAAGCTACCGCTCGAGCAAATCAGATCAAAGCGACAGTGAAACTTTTTACAGACGCCCGCAGATCCTTTCTGATCGTGCAGGTTGTCACATTACTCACAGTCTTATTCTTGATCACGCTTGTAATGCTGACCAGTAAATTGATCCTGGTACTCTTGTCATTGTTCATGTAGCCCCGACGATTGATGCCAGGAACATATTTCTCCGATTCTCTTCTGCGATATCATGCAGACCCTGAAGTATAGCGGCGTGCCTCCTGACGATCGGATCGTTTGGGAAATCACCAACGGCTTTGCACTCCCGCCAATGTTGATAGGCATACATATTTTTCAAACTTAACGTTTTTGGGTTTTCCGGCGTGCCTTTCGGACAGCCTGACTTGGTGCGACAGGGAGCCGGAATAGTCGCAAGCCTTTCAACAAAGTCCTCTTGATGTTGCCTCGGTTTACCAGTCTTTTCGTCATACAGATATTTTAGGCAATGCTGACAGTCCCTATGTGCGACTTCGGGATGAAACAGGACTAGCTCCACCCCCTCCGTCAGTTTTTTTCGTCGGCCTCATCCTTCTCCTGTTTGTCTTTAATCTCTTCGTCGCTGAGATCAGAAGAAGTAACAATATTGAAAAGTCGATCCACGAATGGTTGCCTGAGGCGCATGAATGTCTCAGCTTTGATCGGCAATATATTTTTGTTGTGCGTCAGATCCCAGCTGACAAGATGATCGACCAGGGTGTTATTGATCCTCTCCGTTTTCTCTTCGCCAGTAATCTCAGACCATTTATGCATTGTGGTTCGAACGGTTGCAGGCAGCAGTGGTCGATACTTGAATTTGCAGGCTTGATGAACATGAGGCAGCTCTTTCATATAGCCTTCTTCTGTGTAACCGTCTTCAATGTAAGCCTGTGTTGTCATCGTGGATTTCCTTAAGAATTGAATTTATAAAAACTACGCAGATGCTGATTTTGCCCATCCCGGTGTATGCTCAGAGGTATGCCTATGAATGGGCGTTTGTGATAATCAGCGGTTTTGTTGTCCCTGAACTTCTCACCATCCCCTCAAGTGGCAGTCGCAAAACATCTTTGCCTGTCAGGGTTGGAGTTTTATTTGCATATTGAATCGTTGCCATAGCAAACGTAAGCACATCCCCAGATGCTCCAGCATTTGTGAATACCAGGCTTCCTGCAGAACCATCAAGCGCCTGCTTGACAGTGTCGGTATTTGCCGCGCTCCACGGAATATCGGTTGCCAGAGTGATCACACGATCGATCAAGGGGATATCATATCGAGTTAAGCCGTTTTCAAACTGCGCCGTGTTCAACCTGTTTTCAATGACCAGACTGAAATTATCAAAAGTTCGCTCCTCTGCGACCAGCGTCAACACGCCGTCAGCCATCAGGTACGGCTTTTCAGTCGGCACCGTCAAGACGGGGAATGTGTCGGCGGCCCCCGTCGTTTCTGTTTCGGCTTCGATTTCAAGTTCCAAGAATAACATATCCCCTTTGGAACCCGTGAAAGTCGCCTTTGCAATTCGACACCCTGAATAGGTGTAGACTTTCGCCAGACGGTCAATCATCAGATAGAAGTCCGGCAAAGTGTCTGCCAACGCAAATACATTAGTGCTCTCAGCTGACCCTGTGATATACGGCAGAAGGGTATCCAAAGCGATTCGCGAGCAAGCCAGTTTGATCGAACCTGACACCCGTTTCAGTCCCTCTCTGGTCCGTTCTTTATTATGCTCAACCGTCCCTGTCATCCCCGAAGTTTCAACGATCTCTGCTTCTTCATGCAATGATTCAGGCAGGATGATCTCGACCGGAATCGAGCTTGTATCGAACGGTAGAGCCGTATCAAATGCAATTTTGCCTAATGTTCCAACAGTCACTGTATCACCTCATAAATTATCGATTTGCCTGATTAGTGAATCCGCAACCTCTTCAGTCGCGTAATCTTTAATTTCTTTGCTGAACCCCAGGAATTTCCTCTGAGGTATCACACCATCCTTCGATCCTGCCTGATGAACGCCGGCATATTCCACATAAGTCCCCAGCGTAGCCCCTTGACCAGATATTCCTTCAATGTGTTCCGCGTGCTCATCTACAACACTTCTAAACAGCTTAAAGCTATCGAGCAGGGGCTTGTTGTTTTGGTTGCGACCTGGGAGTCGTGGGTTTTTAAGTGCCGGCCAGGGGACACCATCAGGAGAGACACCGCTATTGAATCCCGCCGCAAGTTGCTCTTTTGTTTTCTCTATAGTGCTTTCCATCGCATCGTCGCAATCGGGCTGAATCGCCGTTTTTACGATGTCTTCGAGGAATCCACCAAGCTCTCTGACTGAGAGGACTTTTCCTTGAGGCATCGTGTCGCATCCTTTACTTTGGTCACTTTAAATCCAGACAGGTTACGGATCTGGTGCGGTTTGAATTGCGCTCTATCCGTGCTGATCTGGCCGGCGTACATTTTGACAGCTTCGTCTTCTTTGTCCGTTTTGAACCTCAACCCTCCATAGGTATTCGTCGAGACTTTCAAAAACTCCGCGTCTTTCACTTTAATTTCATGCGTCACTATCGCGTCTCCCAACTGATAAACCACAGGGTCATGCCTGCGTGATACTCTCCAACTTCAAACCATTCCGACGACACAATAGCCCCCGGTGATACATAACTGTTTACGATTGATTCCACTCCCGCTAAACGGGGAGTGCGGAACTTCTTCACGATTGATTCGTACCATGTCAGGTACTTGTCTCTATTGGCGGTTTGGTCTTGGTTGTCCGTGTCAACAATAAAGACTCCCACCGCGTACTCAATCTGGTCTCTTAAATTCGTTCCTGCTTGCGGGTTGTGTTTGGGTGTGCCTGGTGCAATCAAAATGGCCGGAAAGTCATCACTGGCAAAGTCCCGCGCGGAAGGCACCTTCTGAATGATGATCGAAGCATCATCGATGCCAGTCAGTTCCAAAGACTCGATTTGAGTTTTCACTGTGATCAGGATGGATTCAAGAATGGCCGTCATTTCTGTCTCCTGCAAATACAACGCCATTGAGTACGCAATCGCTTGCGAGAGACTGACATCACCGTCCAGACCACACTGTTCGAATCAGTGATGTTATCCCCCGTCTCAATCTCTTTGCCGGCCAGTAAGACGTTAGGAATGTTCCAGACGATTCCTTCTGTTGCCGACGTCACCAAACCCCGGGCCACGTCACCCCGTGTAATGTCCCTCATCCAGGCATGAGAAACCGACTGTGTTTCTGTAGAATCATTATTGATGCCACGTCTGGTTGTGAGTGTTACTGCTTCCGTTCCCGGCATCTTCAAATACAAATTATTTAATTGTGCTACTGTAACCATCACACTACGATCCGTTTATAGGGAGCCAAAGTGCTTTTAAGCGAATCTAAAGCCTTTGACTCAGCTTCTCCATTTACCAGAGTGTAAGAGTAATCCTCAATGTTTTCCGACTGAATATGACCAGCCCTGTCGCGCGTGCTAATCATTGAGGCCACCAACTTATTCGCTGCGAACTGTATCTCAGCCGGGACGATGGCCCATCCTGCTACATACACGACCTTGATATTTCCGATTGCCAAACCAGGCGCACTTGCAAGCTGACTGCTTTTCCGTACCTGTGGGCGAATCCAAGATTTACCAATGCGAAAGAGTATGCCGCTTTTACTTTTCTCAGTTGCAGTATGGTCATCTTTTCGCAACACGAAATCGGTCCCCTCGACTAACTCGGAAGAGGCAGGAAAAGCATCTGTGCCGTCCCCGTAATAGCCACCCGTGTCTTCGTAGACTGCAGTAATTGACTGCACAGGGCCTTGATTCAGAACCAGTCGCTGGTCCCCAGTGCCGCTATAGTATTCAGTGTAAGTCACCTGCTCGATATCTCGCTGTAGATAACTTTTAACGATGGCATCAGCCTGTGGTATCAACAGATCGATTACCTCATCCAGTGAAGTGTCACTGACGCCGATCAAAATTTTGACATTTGTTTTCGTTGTCAACGCCATCTTGAATCATTCTCTCCATACGAGTTCTAATTATGACTGTCTAAATAAGTAAATCAGACAGCTTATTCAGAAGGTCATCGCTAAATACATTCTTTGTTCGTCGTTGTTTCTTTGACATCTGACGATTCTTTGACGACATCAATATTTTGATAGAAGGCTTTTGCTAATTCGTAGGCTCTTCTTACATAGTGTGTTGCATCAAAACCATGCTGCGCGGTGACACAGATGCGAATGAATATTTGCTCTGCCATGGAATTTATCTGAGATGCTTTAACTGAGTGTTTTAAGCTTTGTTTCATTTGTATTGATTCCCGACATCAAATCTCTGACCAATTCGGACATTGTCGTATTTCTATACAATGGCTGATTGATTGATTTCATTAACGTAATTTGCTCCCTGCAAAATGTAAAATCCTGCTCCGAGTTGCGAGTTTGATCCAACGTCCGTCACATTGAATGAAACGAACGTGTAACCGTTCTCAGAGTCCAGGTCCTCTGCCATGACTTCAATCGCGATCATTGATTCATTTTCTGCTCCATCAATGATGGCTGTATCGAAACTGGCTGATTCCGATTGTTCCGTCAGCGAATATTGGCCAACGGCATCGATGTCAGTTGCACCGACCTTATGCCGAATACGAGTAAAGTTCAGTGCCTTCGAATTACCAGAAGAAGCGGCATCGTGCTGTTGTGCCGAGACCACTGGATCGTCCCCGGCGGTCCCAATTGAAGCTAATAAAACGAACAGACAACGATCATAATTCTGGAGATTGACTCGGTCCCCCGTATTCGCTGCCGTTGAGAGGTCGACGGGCATGAAGGCGGGAATGATATCGTGGCTTTCCAGGAATTCTTTATTGAACATAAAATGAGATCCTTCTCAATTTTGGATTAGAATACTAAATACGAATGGTGGACTCAGGACTACTGATTACTAAGCACGCGTTGTCAGTGTGACAAAGCTGGACTGGGTGGCGGTGCCTTTGTAAGGAGTGAGTGGCTGCGTCTCCCAAGGTTTACCATCCATACGCATGATGAAACGTAAAGCTAACTGATCTGTCAGAAACTCCACATGCATCGACTCAGCCTGTTCGATTCCTCCCTTACTGATTGTGATGTAATCATCCAGGCTAGCTAACAGGATATCGCCTTCCGTCCCCAGCGTTTCGTTAAACTCGGTTGGTATCACAGGACGCCCCATCAATGTGGCATAAGAAGCACCAGATAAACCGGTAGGCGGCATATAAACCAATTGCCCGCCTGCAGTTGATACCCCCAAACTCATCTGATGGAGTTGTGGTTCGGTATCCTGATTAATGAACCAAGCTGCATTCATTCTTGAAGAAGCCTTCATGCGGCTCCACATATTCAGAATATTCTCTGCCACAATCGTATTGGCTGCCTGACCGGACTCCTTGGGAACAGACACTCGTGCCGTTGATTGCATTACTCCCAAAGGTTTACCGACTCCATTTCCGTTAAAGATGGATTCACCTAACATAAACTCCATTTCTTCAGTCACTTTTTTGTTCACATAAGCTTCGAGTGCCATCCCGTTGTCATTGATTAATTCTTCAGTCAGGTAAACCAGCACTGCCAATTTATGAAGCTTTAGTGTTGTTTCACCAAGCTTCGGTGAGTTACCCGTCAGTGGATCTCCTTCTCCCACCCAATAGGCACGTAACCCACCAGCGCGTGATCCATTGGCACGGCTTGTTTCAGCATCGGTCGGAAAAGTCATGTTATTCCCGGCAACCTGGTAGTGATCTGTCCGGCTGAAAATGTCGTTATGATAAATGCGAGTCAGAATCTCTTGATGAAATTCTGGCAAAATTGAGATGCCACCATCGGCCCCTACAATTTCCGACATCCCTTGAATTGCCTTACACATCCCCCAAGATTTTTTTGTCTTGGCAATTACTTCACTTCGGTCTTTAAATCCGCACCGAATAAATTCCCCAAACGAATGAAATTCTGAATATGGCTTATAGCCAACGGGAAAAGTCCGGAGGCTTTTTGAATGGGATTTACTCAATGTGACTTGAGGCGATTGATTCTCATCAGTTTCCCAGTAACTGGAAAGCCTTCCCTGCTCATCATGATGGATTCCGCTCATGTCTGGACTGTTTAACTGGTCAACACTTTTAGCCAGATTTTCGATATTGGATGAAAGTGACTTTACTTTTTCTTCGAGTGTTTCAGACATAAAATATGTCCTTTCTAAAATAGATTTTGATATTCCGTTAGATCAATATTTTGTCCAGAGCATCTGGTTTTTTCACCAGTAGTTTTGGGTAAGACTTTCTTTTAAGCCGGGAGCAGATCAGATAGCTTTTGTTGAAGTGCTTTGACAGATTGCGAGAGTTCTTCCACATTTCGCTCGAGAGTTTTTTCATCATAGGAAAGCTGCCTGTGACGAGTTGGGCTAATCTGCTTTAAGATGTCAGTTAATAGCCGACGTTGAGGAAGCGTCAGATTCCCCGACTGAGACAATATTTTTAAGCGTCCAAAATAATCCGACTGTTGTGATTGACCAATTGCCCCAGACTCCAGCCAAGTCTTTGAGGACTGAGTGGGCAGTTGATTTGCATGATTATTTCCGTGATATAAGTCATCACTTTCATCGAAGTAACTCAAATGAGAATAATTCTCTGCATATAACTTTTCTAAAGTGGTTCGTTCCTCTTCGAGAGATAAAAGAAACGTTTTTAAAAAGGTCTTAATATGCTCATTTTCCAGAGCTACCGATGTACCATTTACATGCTTCGTCAGGTTTGATATCGAATACTGAATTGCCTTCAATATCTGTGCCCCCAAAGGCACGTGCTCATTTTTCCGACTTGAGAAGTCAGGCACTGGGCTTGGATTCTTTTTTGTCTTGATTCGTTCTTCATCAATGCTCGAATCAGGCCATTTTGGATTTTCATTTCCAACGGTTTTGACAGAAGTTTTTTGATTCCACATCCGATCCAACGATGAATCATCCACCTTCTCTACTTGATGAGTCTTGTCGAATACTAGT